CCGCAGCCCGCGCCACAACCGCCGCAGCAGGATCGGCGGGCGGTGCCGGACAGCGGGGAGCACGGGTCGTGGGAGCATCGCTACCTCGCCATGAAGGGCAGGTTCGACCAGTCGCAGCATACACTGGGCCAGATGCAGGAGCAGATGTCGGAGCTGGGCGACGAACTGCAGCGCACCCAGCATGCCCTGCAGTTGGCGCGTGCCAACATGGTGCCACGGACGCAGCAGCCGCAACAGCGGGGTCAGCCGCACACGGTGACCAAGGAAGACGAAGAGACCTACGGGCCCGAGCTGATCGATTTCGTCACGCGCGCGGCGCGCGGCGCGGTCGAGCCGGACCTCAAGCAGGTCGCCCAGCAGGTTCGCCAGACCTCGCAGGCGGTGCGCCAGACCGCCCAGCAGCGCATGGAAGCCGACCTCGATGCTCGCTTGCCGGAGTGGCGGGAGCTGAATACGCACCCGCGTTTCAAGCAATGGGCCAGTTTACCGGATGTTTACTCTCGTCAGGTAAGAAAGAACCTCATTAACGACGCGGCCAAAGCGGCAGATGCTCCTCGGGTTGCGGCGTTTTTCCAAGCGTTCCTCGCAGAGGAACAAGCCACGGGCCAGATGCCAGCCCCGCAGTACCAGCCGCCGGAAGCCCCGGCGCCTCGTCAAGCTGCGGTGGAGTTGAGCAGTCTAGCGGCTCCCGGCAGGGCTAAGCCAGCGTCTGGCAATGGAGTTGCCGCCGCTGCCGACAAGCCAGTCTTCACTCGTGCCCAGATCAGGCATTTCTACTCGAACGAAGGCCGCATGGCCTACAACGGGCGGGAAGCTGATCGTAAACGCGATGAGGCCGCGATTTTTGCGGCACAGAGCGAAGGGCGCGTCCGATAACTGGGGGCGGCCTGTAGCCAAGAAGGCATGACCGTCCCGAACCAAAGGGACGACTGCCATGGCTATTCCGACGACTGGTTTCCCGCTTGCTGGTGCCGGTACTACACCGGCAATTTACCCTACTGGTAGTGCAAGTAATCTACTTCAATCTACGGGCTTCATACCCGAGATTTGGAGTGGTAAGCTGGTAGAGAAGTTCTATGCGAGCACAGTTCTCGCGGCGATCTCCAACACCGACTATGAAGGCGAGATCAAGAACCAAGGTGACCGGGTCAAGATTCGCACCAAGCCGACGGTGACCATCCGCGACTATCGCGCCGACGGACTTCTGGGGCTCGACCGTCCGACTGGTTCGTCCATCGAACTCTACATCGGCACCGGCAAGTACTTCTCGCTGGCGCTCGACGACGTCATGGAAATCCAGAGCGACCTCAACGTGCTGAGCATGTGGTCCGACGACGCGGCCCAGCAGCTCAAGATCGTGGTTGATCAGGACGTTCTCGGCGGCATCGTCAACCAGATGGCGGCGGCCAACCAAGGCACGGCGGCCGGTGTCATCACGGCATCGCTCAACCTTGGCGTAAAGAGCACGCCGCTGAGCGTGGTGGGCCGCAACGCGGGCACCGGCCAGATCGAACTGATCGACGTGCTGCTCCGCATGGGGCAGGTGCTGGACGAGCAGAACATCCCCGAAGTCGGCCGCTGGGTAGTCATGCCTGCGTGGGCCGGGCGCATGATCAAGCAGAGTGAGCTGCGGCAGGCGTATCTGTCCGGTGACTCCGTGTCGATGTTGCGTAACGGCAGGCTCGGCATGGTAGATCGCTTCACGATCTACATTAGTAACCTTCTGCCGAACAATAGTTCTGATTCTACCAACTTCGCGTCAGGTGAATGGCCAATATTCGCAGGTCATGCGCATGGGCTAACTTTCGCCTCGCAGGTGTCCAAAATAGAGACACTAAGATCTGAGCTTACGTTTGCTCAGATTTTGCGTGGGCTGCAAGTATACGGCTTCCAAGTAACAGACGGCAAAGCGCTGGTGCAGGCGCAGGTCGCCCCGGCAGGCTAACTATACTTGCGAATACTATAGGGTTTGACATAGTGGGTTGCGGGGTGAAAAGGTGAAAACCCCCGCAACCTAACTGAGTATCCCCATGCCATGGAAAGATGACGAATATCGCAAGCAATACATGCGCGAGTATGCGCGCCGCCCGGATCAGATAGCAAAACGAGACGCTTGGCGCCGTGCCCACCTGCACCTCAACCAAGGGTATCAGAGGACATGGCGTGAACGCGATCCGAAGAACGCGATCATTGTTAAATCGCGCGCAAGTGCCAAGTCGCGCGGGTTCGAGTTCGCTATCACAGTCGACAGTGTCGACTGGCCAACCCATTGCCCGGTGCTCGGTATCAAGTTGGCGTATGTCGGTAAGGGGGAGCGGCGGGACGACTACCCTTCACTTGATCGAGTTGACAACTCAAAGGGGTATGTTCCCGGCAACGTCCAAGTCATCTCGTGGCGTGCGAATCGGATCAAGTGGGACTGTACCCCTGCCGAACTGGAAGCGGTCCTGCGCTACGTTAGCCCTCCCTTAACCCTCGTTGGCGTACGATCCGTATCAACACGGGATCAGATCGATGCCTCCTCCAAATTTGATGACCGTCGAGCAGATGATCAAAGGTGTCAGGAACATCCTGCTCGACAAAATTAGACCCTACCGCTACGGCGACGTCTCGCTGATCGCCGCCCTGAACATCGTGCTTAACGACGCCCGAAGGCTTCGGCCCGACCTGTTCATTGACCGTTACGGCATCGAGGTGCCGCAATACGAGGAGGTCAGCGGCGAGGTCATCCCCATAGAGGCCCAGTTCCGCCTGCCTATCGAGTACGGCATCGCCGGACACGCGCTTCTCAGGGATGAGGAGGACGTGCAGGACTCGCGGGCCAACACGTTTATCCTGAATTATATCAACATGTTGACCGGCCAACGTCCGCATATCCCGGTCGAGGGTGGCACGCCGTCACCCAAGGGCAAGCCGCGCGGTGCAGGCCCGCAATCCCCCGGGGGTGAATGATGGCGCTCGACCCGCGTGAAGTTCAGCAGCTGTTGGCCAACGCCCAGATCAAGCTCACGGGCGCCAGCGAGAGCGGCATAAAGGCCGAGCTGTACGACGTGATGAAGGAGTTTTTCGAGGGCAGCTCCAGCTGGATCGAGGACATCGAGTTCCTGCCGCTGGCCAACCAGACCGACTACATTCTGGCGCCTGCGCGCGACGGCCAGATCATCCGGCTGATCGGCGTGTGGGACGACAAGGGTACGCCGCGCACGGATGCGTTCATGCGTGATTTCGCCATCGTGACGCTGGTGAACACGCCACAGAACGATGCCACGGCGAACTTCACTGCGCGTGTGGTCAAGACCGTTACCGTGCCGGTAACACGTGACGCACTACCGGTTGCGCCCGAGTGGGTGTTGCGTGTGTACAGTATCCACATCTTGGATGGTTTGATCGGCAAGATGATGGCGCAGCAACAGAAGACCTACTCCAACAACAACATGTCGGCCTATCACCTCAAGCGGTTTCGTACCGGTATCCAGCTCGCGAAGGTTGCTGCCGAGCGCGCCAATCTCGTCGGAGCGCAGAACTGGAGCTACCCGCGCGGCTGGGGCAGCAGGTCACAGCGCGGCGGTGTGAGCACGGCCTATCCGGCGAGGTTTGTCTGATGCACACGGCTTCACCGACCAGTGCTCCGGTCAATTTCACCATTGCCAAGAACACCACATTTTCGGATTCGCTGCGGTTTGACGACCCGGATGACACCTCGTGGAGTTTCGTCAACAAGACGTTTCGTATGGGGTTGAAGGGCAATTACGAGCAGGACGACGAGACGCTCGTGTTCACATCGGCTGCGTCCGAAATCGTCGTACTCGACACCACCACGCGCATACTCGCCTTCAACGTGCCGCATACCACGATGGAAGCTGCGCTGGTGCCGGGTTGTTATTTCTACGACCTGATCATGACCGACACCGACACCGCCATCCGTACGCAGTTGATACACGGCAAATTCCATTATGCCGACGGCATAACCGAGGACTGATCCATGCCCGTAGAAATCCTCGGTCCAGCACCGATCATGGCGCGTCCAATCGTGACGGTTGGCGGGCCGACCGGACCGTTTGGTGGACCTACTGGACCGTCGGGACCGTCGGGACCGACCGGGGTCACCGGTCCGACCGGTATGCGCGGCCAGACCGGCGAGTTGGGTGCAGCGTCGGTCGTGACCGGGCCAACGGGTCCCATAGGGCCGACCGGGATGACCGGCATGGCCGGGTTCGCGATGACCGGCAATACCGGCGCGACCGGTGTCACTGGTCCGACCGGTCAGACCGGCGCATCGGTTACCGGGCCGACTGGCTCTGCCGTCATGACGTTTTCCGGGGCGAGCGGTGGTAGCGGTCCTACCGGATACATGTCGTTCAATAACTTCCTGTTTGCGTGGGGAATGACATCGGCAGCGGCGCCGGGTGGCGGCGTGGCATTCCCGGTTGCGTTTTTCACGGCACCGGTCATCACGCTCGGGGCCAGCGGTCCCACGGGTGCATTCCCGCATGTGGTCAGTCGTTCGACGATTGGATTTAACCTAGGTGTGAACGCGACGGTCGACGTCATGTGGATGGCCGTCGGTACCAAGACATAGGGCGCAACGTGAAGACGTTCGAGATTGCAGATGAAAACGGGGACCTTGGTATTGTTCGCATGACGTCGAGCAATATTGAGAAATTTTGCATCGATTTCGATTATTTTCTTGAGCGTGGCGTGCTGCTGACCAGTATCACTCTTGCCGAGACCGTCATCGACGATGATGCCGTCGTAAACGGTGAGCAGTTGTCCAACGACTGCAGGTCAGCAGTCTGGTATGTCGAGTCCACGGACGATCCTGCCAATTTCGACGTGCGCTTCTCGGTCACCACCAGCGACGAACAGACACTGCATTACGTCGTGCACTACGTCGTAGGGGCGCGCGAATGATCGAGATCGAAGTCGTATCGACGTCGTCGTATCTGGGTGAGCAGCACATTGCTGCCGGTGATACCGAACGATTTCTGGTGTCGTTCGACGGCCTGCTTGAGCGAGGCGTAAAGCTCACCGAGGCGCACGCGAGTGTCACCAGCAACGTCAGCAGTGTGGTCAGTCCGTGCGAGCTGACCAACGATCATACCGCGCTCTATCTGTTGGTGACGTCTGGCTCGCTAGGCGAAGCGTTCACGCTGGGCTTGCTGGTGTTGACTAACGACCAGCAGCGGTGGAATTTCACCATCGTATTTCGGGTCGACCACCCGGTTCTTGTCAGCGAGCCACCTTCCAGCCCGTTGATCATAGGTCCGACCGGTGCCACTGGCGTTACTGGACCTCCCGGCAATGTCTCGACCACGGGCGCGACCGGGTTCACGGGTGCAGTTGGCGCTACCGGTTTTACCGGTGCTACGGGTCCGACCGGTTTCACGGGCGATACGGGTGCTGCCGGGTTTACGGGTGACACGGGTGCAACTGGTGTCACTGGAGCTACCGGTGCGGCGGCTACCGGTCCTACCGGTCCGACCGGGACGACCGGGACGACCGGGACGACCGGGGCTACAGGCGCAGCAGGTGCCGCTGCTGCAACCGGTGCGACCGGTAACACGGGTCCGACCGGTCCGATTGGCCTGCAGGGTCCCGGCGGTACACCCGGGGCGGCTGCTGCCACGGGCGCGACCGGCCCTGCCGGTGTGACGGGTGCGCAAGGTGTCGTGGGGGCAACCGGGGCGACCGGGCGTACCGGGCCGACCGGGTTCACCGGAGTGACCGGAAACACTGGTCCGACAGGTGCTGGGGCGACCGGGGCGACCGGGCGCACCGGGCCGACTGGGTTTACCGGTCCTCAAGGCCCTCCCGGCCTTGCAGTGATCACCGGTGCGACTGGTGCGACTGGACGAACGGGTCCGACCGGGCCGACCGGGCGCACCGGAGCAACCGGCCGGGACGGCAACAACACGCGCACGGGCGCGACTGGGCCGACTGGTAGCTCTTCCACGGTGACGGGACCGACCGGCGCGACAGGTCGCACCGGACCAACCGGGTTCACCGGTCCTGCGGGTGCGGCAGCGAGCACGGGCGCGACCGGGCCAACCGGTGTCGATGGCGCCAATGCGGCCACTCTGCTGATTGCATGTTCGGACGAGATAACGGCGATCACGGCGGGCGGTGCACCCAAAGTCACGTTCCGCATGCCGTTCGCGATGACGCTGTTCGACGTGCGCGGGTCGCTCACGGCGGCGCAGACTTCTGGCAGTATCTTTACGGTCGACATCAATAAAAACGGCACGAGCGTACTTTCGACCAAGCTGACCATCGACAATGGCGAGGAGACCTCACTTACGGCTGTGACGCAGCCGGTGATCTCCGACAGTGTGTTCACCGAGGACGCCGAAATAACGATTGATGTCGATCAGGTTGGCAGCGGTACGGCTACGGGGCTCAAGGTCTACCTGTTCGGACCGATTACCCCCGTGCCGATTACCGGGGTTACCGGTCCCATCGGGCCCACCGGTCCGGTTGGTACTGGTCCGACCGGTGCGACGGGAGCTGCTTCCACGGTAACGGGTCCTACCGGTAACACCGGGCCAACCGGGCCAACCGGACCCACGGGTGCGACCGGTAACGTCGACGGCGTGGTGGTGCAGAATTCCAAAAGTGCGGCTTACACCACGGTGCTCGGCGATGCGGGCAAGCATATCTTCCATCCGTCTGCCGACACCACTCCGCGCACATGGACTATCGATAGCAACTCCAACGTTGCCTACACGGTAGGGACTGTCATTACGTTCGTGAACCAGCACGGTGCCGGGGTTGTTACCATCGCGATAACATCTGACACGATGCGGTTGGCTGGTGCTGGCACGACAGGCAGCCGAACACTAGCGGCCAATGGCGTGGCGACTGCCCTCAAGGTGGCGTCTACCGAATGGCTGATCTCGGGTACGGGGTTGACTTAATATGGACCCGATGGGGCAGGTGCTGCTGATGCATGCGCCCGCGCTCGGGGCTGTGCTGCCACCGCAGTGGGTGTACAATATAATACCGCACCAGACAGGTTCGGCTGTACAAGGCAAAACACTTGTTAGTGCAATCGATCCAGCCAATTTGTGGCCCGCTGCTGGACAATATGCCCGATTGACCATTGAATTTATTACGTTGCCTGCTGCCGCTACTGCCGTGGTGTGGTTTGGGCAAGGGGGTTCAGGGGAGGATTTCACCGGCAATCAAATCAACGTGACATTTTCCGGCAATGGGACAATCACCGGTGACGGTGTCACGCTGACTTATGTGTCTGACTGGGTATTTCTTGGAGAACTTTACGATGACACGGTGAAGTACTCGATGGCGGTCGAATTTGTATCCGGCAGTGCGATTACGCTGGCGGAAAACAATATTGTTAGCGTGTCTACTGGAAATATTGTTTATTTGAAGAACGCAGCTGATGCCGCTACCACCAATAAGAGCGGCTACACTAGCACATCAAACATTACATCTTTGCTGCGAATGCTGGAGATCGCGGACACCATTGCACCTGCGCAAGGAATAGAGTGGGTGTTTCGCGGCAGTGCCGAGGACGCCACTAATCTTTCCACATATAGTTTTGCCAGCAGTGCGATTGGCACGGCGGCGGCGGATCGTCGCGTGCATGTCGGTGTCAGTGGAGGAGCACTTACTCGTACCATATCGAGTGTTACTATTGGAGGCGTAACAGCGACTAGAAATATCGAACTGCTTGTTGGGGCGACAACAGCTGCAATATTTACCACTATCGTTCCAAGTGGCACCACCGCCACCATTGACGTGGTATGGTCCGGGGGTCAAGAACGCTGTGCTGTCGCGTGGTGGACCAGCACCGGAGTTATTCTTGACGCGGCTCTGTCTACCGACGGCGCTAACAACCCTGATGGGGCCGGATTCGATATTGATGTTGACCTGACTGATACATCCAGTCGCGGCTT